GGAGATTGGAAAGATTCAAGAAAAATATGATGAATTTGCAAGGTTTGACAAACAATATTATGCAGACCTAAGAGCGGCTTATACTAAGAATGAACAAGACCTTAAAGACGCTTTACAAAAAGGGGCAATTACTCAGGATGAATATTCAAAAAGAATTACAGCATCATCCAAGGCAAGAAGAGAATTAGATAGAACAGAAAAACAATCAGCGATAGATAAGACCGCAGCAATTGGAAATGCGTTGGGTCAATTATCAAACATTGTTGGTCAAGATACAATCGCAGGTAAAGCATTCGCAATCGCAAAGGCAACAATTGATACATACCAATCAGCAGTTGCGGCATACAAATCATTAGCGGGTATTCCTGTTATCGGTCCAGCACTCGGTGCGATTGCGGCAGCTGCGGCAGTAGCATCAGGTATTGCGACAGTTAAAAAGATTGTTGCAGTTCAAGTTCCAAACGCACCAGGTGGAGCAGGACCATCACCACAATCAACTCCATCAGGACCAGCAGAAAGACCATCTGCCATCAATGTTACATCAACAGCACCTGTTAGAGCAGCAACAGGAGGTCTTGTTAAAGGACCTGGTTCTGAGACATCAGATTCAATCCCCGCATTACTTAGTGATGGGGAGTTTGTTGTCAATGCTCGTTCAACAAGATTATTCCAACCAATATTATCAGCGATAAACGCATCAGCAGACCTACCAGCATTTGCGATGGGAGGACTTGTAGACAAACAAAGAGATAAACCACAGAAAGACAATACAGAGTCAATTGCGGAAGCTATTGGAGTTGCGTTTAGAGACCAACCAATCAGAACTTATGTAACCGCTGGTGAGATTTCAAACGAACAACAGTTTGATAGAATTATAAAATCTCGTTCTTTAATATAAGAATGGTAATTTTTCAACTTTTTAATATTTATAAGTAATGAACACAACCAAAATCATTGAATTATTTATTGATGAGGAATATGAGGAGGCTGGTATTGAAGCTATATCCTTAGTTTCAAGACCTGCACATGAGGAAACATGGATGGCATTCAACAGAGATGAGTGTTCTTGTGGTACACATAAAATGGAAGAAGAAGTTGAAGACCCTTATTCTCCATATCAAGTTGTTGCAGATAATTTCTGTGATACAAATCCAAAACTTGCAACACTTGGTGAACCAATGAATCAATTGATTGATGAAGGTTGGGAGATTGTTAGAGTTGAGAAGATTACTCCACAGGTTGTTCATCAGATGAATCAACAAAAGTTCTCTGACCCCAACTCACCATCGTTTCTTGATACAGACAATTACAGAGTTAGATTCAAGTATGTAGGTCCAAGAGACAGAAAAAATAGACAATTCTGTGCTCAGATGTTGTCATTTAATAGAGTTTATAGACAGGAAGATATTGATGAATTAACTGACTCAGTTGCAAATGAACAATTTGGTTTCTATAACATTTTTTTATGGAGAGGTTCATTCAACTGCAGACACACATGGGTTAGATTGATATACAAGAAAGAAGGTAGAATTATTAATTCAGGTTCATCATCAAGAGGACTTGAATCAACTGATGCACAATCAACATCATTACAACCTGATACAAGAACTGAAGCCACAATCAATTCACCAAACCCTGAGAAACAATGGAAACCAGGAATGCCAAGAACTGGTCCAAACTTATTTGGAGATGATTCATTTGCTACAATTGGACCAAGAGGTGGAATTAAAGAATCAAAGAAAGCACCAAAATCAGATACCCCAAATCCTGAACCAAAAGGTGAAGGAACAGCAAAGGGTGATGCGAGTGGAAAGAGAGGAGCTAAGGTTACCGCAGAACAAGAAAAAACTTTACAGAAAAAAGTTGATGACTTCAATGAAAAAGATAGTAATACCAAAAATGGTAGAGCGACACTTGGAGCATTAAAATCTGTATTCCAAAGAGGATTGGGAGCCTATAATACTTCGCATTCACCAAGTGTTCAATCATCAGAACAATGGGCTTATGCTCGTGTTAATGCGTTCTTATACCTACTTAAAAATGGTAGACCTGAGAACCCCAAATATGATACTGATTTTGATTTATTACCAAAAGACCATCCAAAGGCACAAAAGATGTCTGAAGAGGTTGTAGATGAAGAATTTATTGATTCAATCACTGACTATCCTGAGGGTGTAAAGGACGCAGCAAAGAGAGCTGTTGATTGGGCAGAAGAAAATGGATGGGGTTCTTGTGGAACTGCCGTGGGAAAAACAAGAGCATCGCAGTTAGCTAAGGGTGAAGCCATTTCAATTGACACCTTGAAACGCATGTATTCATATTTATCAAGACATAAGGTTGCTTTGGAAACATCAAAATCTTATGAAGATGGATGTGGTAAGTTGATGTATGATAGTTGGGGTGGTGAAGCGGGTCTTACATACGCCGAAAGAAAATTAAAACAATTGGAGAACATGAAAATGGTATTCTCAGTTGTTGATGAAGATAAAAGAATCATTGTTGGAGCCGCTATGGTGCCAAACAAGATGATTCATAGATACGATGACTTGGGGAATTTATACTATGTATTCTTCTCAAAGGAATCAATCAAGAAGATGGCTGACAAATTCTTGAAAGAAAAAAGAACTGATGAAACTTCAATCGAACATAATGGTTTGAAGTTAGGTAGTGAAAAAGTTTATATAACCGAATCTTGGGTATCAGAAGACCCTATTTATGATAAGTCAAGCAAGTATGGTTTTGAATTACCTGCTGGTACTTGGTTTGTCTCAATGAAGGTTGATGATGAAAAGGTTTGGAAGTTAATAAAAGAAAAAGCCCTTACAGGCTATTCTGTGGAGGGGTTATTCGCAGAAAAATCAGTTTTCTCAAAAGAAGACAAACAAATAAACCAAATAAAACAATTACTTAAATCAATTAAAGATTATGACAAGTAAAGAAGCAATCAAAAAGATAATGACTATCCTATCGTTTTCTACTGAAAAATTCTATGAATCAAAGACCGAACAAGGTGTTGCGATGAAAATGGAAGATGAATTAGAAGTGGGAAAAGTTCTTTATGTCGTAACTGATGAAGGTATGATTCCTGCTCCATCTGGCGTTCACAAAATGGAAGATGGTACAGAGATTGAAGTTGACGAAATGGGTTCTGTTTCTAAAATCAAAATGGGTGATTATACCTATGGCGAAACTGAAGACGCAAAGTTGGAAGACAAGAAGAAAAAAGAAGACATTAAAGACGAATCAATGGCTGAATCCAAAGAGATGGAAATCGAAATGGAAGACGGGGACATAAAACTTAAAGACGGAGGAGTATTGAGAATGGGTTCGGACTCAATGGAATCAGGTGTTAAAGTTAAGAAAGTCGGTTATGATGGAACTTTATCAGCAATCGCTGATGGTTCTTATGAAACTGCTGGCGGTAAAGTATTAAATATCGTTGGTGGTCAAATTCAAGGCGTACAATCAAAGAAGGCTGAAGAAGCTAGAGGTGGTATGTTCGTTGAAGCAAAAACTGCTGAAGGTGCAATTGTTGACTCTCCAACTTATGATGTTGGTGAATCAATTGATGTTGTTAAAGATGGTGAGAAGTCACCAGCACCAGATGGAGAACATCAAGTGATGTTAAAAGATTCTGATGGTAAAGAAGTTAAAATCAGAGTTATGGTTAAAGATGGTAAGATTGTAGAAAGAGAAAATGTTGAAGAAAAGGCTGACGATTTCGCGGCACTTGCTGAAGCATTCGCAACAACAATCAAGCGTCTTGAAACCAAATTGGACGACATGGCAAGAAAGAACGAAGTTCTTGAAGCTAAGTTCAAAAAGTTCTCTAATGAGCCAGCAGGTTCAAGAGTAACAAAAAATCAAATAAACCAAGATTCTTTCTCCTTATCTAATTCTTCAAAATTAGAAGGGTTTAGAAGATTAAGAGAGAGTATGTCTCGATAATTAAACAATAAAATAAAACAATAATAAGATGAAAAAAAATCTTTCAAAATTGAATTTTAACTACGATTTAGGTGGTCTATCGGCTTATGTTGACCAGTTAAATTCAGACATCATCAGTGAAGCGGTATTGACCCCAGTAACGATGGAGTATGTTAATGTAATTCCAGGTATTAAAGGAACTCAGAATGTTAACCTTTTATCTGAAACACTTTCTGTTCAAACAGGTACAACTTGTGGATGGAGTGATGCTGGTGATGTAACTTTTACAGTTGCACCAATAACTGTTCAGGCACTTAAGACGAATGTTTCGTTGTGTTTGCAAGAATTAAACACGTTATGGCTCGGGGCTTATTTAAATGCGGGGAGCTATAATGAACAACCTCCTTTTGAACAGGCGATTGTAGATTTACAAACTCGTCAAATCAAAAGATATAACGAGGACTTGTTATGGAATGCAACTTCAGGAAGTTCAACTTTCTCTGGTTTCAAACAAATCTTCGCTAACACTGGCGGTGTTGTTAAATTAACAGGTCAAACTGCTTTATGTTCTGTAACAGGTTCTTCAGCAGTTGAAAAGGCTAATAATGTTTTAGCTCAAATTGATAATTTGATTAACGCTATGGATAGAAACATCTATTCTCGTGAAGACATCGTTATATTCATGTCGGAGCAACAATTTAAGTGTTACCAAGTTGCAGTTAGAAATGTGAACAATTTTTACATTGACTCTTCTGTAAATAAATTAGGTGCTACTAATACTATGATGCATCCTCAAACGCAGTATCGCGTGGTAGGAGTTCCTGGTTTGAATGCTAGTAACTTAAACGTATTAGGTCCACAACAATATTTCCTTGTAGGTACAGACCTTGTTTCTGATGAAGATTCATTTAGAGCGTGGTGGAGTCAGGACTTCCAAGAAACTAGAATAATGGCGGCATGGAAGTTGGGAACTGCCATCGCATTTCCTGAGTTCTTTGTGACTAACGGTTTAGCTTAATTGTGAACCAACAATATTGGTCGGGGGAGAAATCCCCCACCATTTTATAAATAAACGAAATCAATAAATAAAAAATAACATGGCTTGTAATTTAACAGCAGGGATTCAGTTAGGATGTAGAGATAACACAGGTGGTTTAGCTACTTTGTGGATTACTGATTATACAAATATCACTTCTATTACATCTTCAACAGGAGATACCATCACTGCAATATCAGGAACAGGAACATTTTATGAATTCCAATTGATTAGAACTTCATCACAATTAACTGAAACAGTAAATGCTTCACTTGAGAATGGTACAGTTTTCTATCAAGGTGAAATCGTAACTTATTTCAACAAACTTGGTCAAGACAAGAGAAATATCTTAAAGACACTTGCTCAATCCCAAAGATTAGCAATCGTGGCTGAGGATAATAATGGTCAGTATTTCTATTTAGGTCAAACATATGGTTGCTTCGTAAGTGCTGGTACTTCAGTAACTGGTAAAGCACTTGGAGACCAAAATGGATACAACCTTACTTTCCAATATCTTGAACCAAATCCAATGAATCAATTATCTGGTTCTTTAGCATCAATCGCAACAGGAATCACCGTTCAGGGATAATAATCAATATTTAACATGGGGGGCTAATAACCCCCTGTGTTTTATTTTTTTCGTATGCTGATAATCAAAACCAAACAAAGAAATTCCCTTGTGGTAACTGTATCGCAGAACTCAACGATACCAAATCCTGAATGGTTATTTTCTTTCACCCACATTTTTTCCAAACAACAAGTTAGATTCATTCCAACTGATATTTCTGTTTCAAGAAGTAGATATGATGAGTTTGAATTTATCGAAGGACAAGGACCAAATGAAATTGCATTCCCATACGAAGGCTTATATAGTTATGCCATCTTTCAACAACCTGCTGGTTCAGGAAACTTGAATCCATCATTATCTGATGGTGCTGTTGAATATGGTCAAGCCGTTGTGATTGTAACATCTGCTGACACAACAAATGAATACTATGTTGAATTCATATCTAATAATGAGTTTAACTCCAACTATATTTTTGCACCAAATGAGTTAAATCCACCAACTCCAACTGCGAGTGCAACACCAACAAATACTCCAACTCCTACCAATACTCCTACAAACACTGCTACACAGACACAAACTCCAACCAATACAAGAACACCAGAACCAACGGAATCAATGACTCCGACACCTACTCCTACCAATACATCAACCCCTACTAATACTCCAACTTCTACACAGACACAAACTCCTACAAATACTCCAACTAATACTGCGACACAAACTCCTACCCAAACTCAAACACAAACTCCTACAACTACAACAACATTAACTGCTAGTCCAACACAAACTAGTACATCTACTCCTACGCCAACACCAACCAATACATCAACACCTACTCCTACAACTACAACAACATTAACTGCGACTGCAACATCTACTCCGAGTCCAACTCCTACTAATACTCAAACGCAGACACCTACGAATACTACAACACCGACTAATACTGCAACACAAACGCAAACTCCAACGAATACAGCGA